TTAATGGTGGTACTTTAGCAGCAATTACAATTGATGGAAACTGGACAGCTGCATCTCAAACCTGTGCAGATCTGGGTGCAGTTACAACAACAGGAACTATTGGGTTAGGTGGTAAACTAACTGCAGGTTCTAATGAGATTGAAGGCAGTAACTTTGATATTAATGGTGGTACTTTAGCAGCAATTACAATTGATGGAAACTGGACAGCTGCATCTCAAACCTGTGCAGATCTGGGTGCAGTTACAACAACAGGAACTATTGGGTTAGGTGGTAAACTAACTGCAGGCTCTAATGAGATTGAAGGCAGTAACTTTGATATTAATGGTGGGGCTATTGATGCAGTAACAATTGGAACTAATTCTGCCTGTACTGATCTCAGGGTGGATAATCTAAAAATAGACGCAAATGACATTACTTCCACAGATACAAATGGAAATATTAATCTAACACCAGCAGGTACTGGAGAAGTTAATATATCCAAAGTTGATATTGCTGGTGGTGAAATTGATGCCTGTGGTATTGGTGATAATATACGTTCATCTGGTAGGTTTACAGAACTTCTCTGTAATACACTTCCATTAACTGCTTCTGGAGACCTTGATGGATATGCGGGATTTTTTTATAATGCAGGAGATGATGTTAATCGTAAAGGACTTGAAGTTAAATGTGGAGCGAATGACGGGTTTAGCAGTAAGTGGTTTACTGCAACAACTGGGGGGGGTGCGCCTACAGGTTATCTGGTGACAAATAGTTCTGGTGTATTTTATCTTGATGACACTTCAGATGTAAGATTAAAAGAGAATATTGTAGATTCAACTGTTGATGGATATTCCATTATTAATCAATTAAAACTTAGAGAATTTAAATGGAAATCGTCAGATGTAAAGGTTGAACTTGGGTTGGTTGCAAATGAAGTGATTCCAATTTATTCAGAGGCCGTAAATGGAGAAGTGGATGCAGTTTTTGAAGATGGTTCTATTGATCCAATTACAATCTCAATGGGGGCATTTGTTCCAGTTTTATTAAAAGGATTCCAGCAAATGACGGGAAAGGTTGAAGCTCTTGAGGCAAGAATCTCAGTTTTAGAATCGTAAGGTTTAAATGAAAGCAAAAGAATTACTAGATGAACAGATCCAGAAAGCAGACCAGGAACTAGAATCAATATCAACAACAATTAATGAATTAGCAACTCGCCAGCAACGCCTCATTGGATACAGACAATGTTTAATCGACATGAAGGAAGGTAATGCCCCTACAAAAACAGCTAGTACCAGTTGACGTTGTTGCTGGCCTGGATACCAAAAACGATCCCAAACTCACTCCAGCCCTCACAGACCTGAAAAACGGCAGATACACTGTTGGCAGCCAGATTTCAAAACGCCTGGGCTACACTGCACTGTCACAAACAATTTCTGGTACAACAGATCTGCTAGATTCTGGAGAGGGAATTACTTCTTTCCAGGATGAACTGCTTGAATTTAGTAACTCCAAGTTATACAGCTATTCTTCATCAGTTGAGCGATGGATTGACAAAGGGGGATTTCAGAGTGTATCAATAGATTCTGATGATATTATAAGGAACACTTCTGAAGCAAGAAACCAGGATAGCTGTATTGCATCCGGTCTGCAGTTATTTGCCTGGGAGCAATATTCTGTTGCCGGCGTGTTAGAGGGAATTTTCGCCTCAGTTTTGGATTCAGTATCTGGTGGAATCATCCAGGCAGCAACTTTGATTGATGCAACTGCAATTAATCCCAGGTGCATACGTTTAGGCCCAAATCCTACACTGTGTTACCTGGACACTTCTGCATCTCCACATCTCCTCAAGAGTGTTCAGGTTGACACTAATAATCCAGTTGCATTTAAAGCTGCAAAAACTATTTCTTCAGTAGTTAATAATACCAACCCAGTTTATGACGTTCAAATTTATTCAGATAATGCGTCAAGTGGCAATGGTATATTCTGCTACAACAACTCAGGTTCCACCAGGATTGATGTTGGTTATATAACTACAGATGGTGCAGTTGGCACTGCAGGTTCAGGTTTTCCAGTTGTTGAAACAATATTATCAACTAATGCAACAGACTGTATTGCAATTTGTGGTGACAAAGTAAACACAGCAACCGCAGAAGAAGAAAGGATTTATGTAGGATATGCATCAACTGGATCATCTGCAGGTTTGAAAATAAAACGTATAACCAGCCAATTAGCTGTAGAAGCAACCCACACCGTGGAAGGAACTGCAACCAAAATTGATGGTGCATCAATGCTGGTCACGCAGGCAGGAGATCTGCAGATCATCTATACGCTCAATGCTACAAATACATACGATCACCAGTGTAAAGGTGCTGTTTACGACATAAGTGCAGATTCTATGGGAAGTGCAGCAGTTATTAAGCGCAGCGTGGGATTAGTGAGTAAACTATGGGAGTACGATTCAGAGAAATATTTTATTGCAGTCCACGATTCTGGTCTGCAGCCTACTTATTTTGTGATGAATACAGATGGACTTATTTCTGCAAAGATATTACCTGGAACGTCTGGTCCACTTCCTGCCAAATTTCTTGCGTCTGTAGATTCATCAGTTGCTGGAATTTTTAAATTTGGTGGATTGGTACGCACCAGGTTGACCAGCAAAAATAATGACCTTTACAGTCTCACTGGTATTTCCAATATCACGATTGATTTTACATCCGTTGAACGCTTTGAAGCAGCAGAATTAGGTGGTAATCTCCACATTGGAGGTGGATATGTTTCGATGTATGATAGTCAGCAAATCGTGGAACTGAACTACCATTTGTATCCAGAAAATCTCAGTGCAGCCATAAATAATTCTGCTGGTTCATTGGCTGCAGGTACTTATCTCTACCAGGTAATCTGGTTCTGGGTGGATGCCAAGGGACAGGATCACAGATCTGCACCATCAGTGGCAGTCTCGGCTGCACCCTCTGGTGGATCTTCAACTGTAACACTCACAATTCCTTCATTGAGACTGACCCAGAAAACAGATGTAATTTGTGAGGTGTACCGGACAGTCACTGTAGGCAGGTTATTTTTCAAGATTGGCAAAGTTGCAAATAACACTGCAGCCGATTCAATTACTTTTGCAGATGCTGGTGCAATTTCTGATGCAGATCTTGTTGCAAAAGAGTCTCTCTACACAAATGGTGGAATTATCGAAAATATCCCACCACCAGCATCCCTGGTTTTGACAAACTACAAAAACCGGTTGGTTTGTGTCAGTTCAGAGAATCCCAAAAAACTGCTATATTCCAAGAAAAGGCAGCCACTTAGTCCTGTCGAATTTTCAGATGTTTTTTCCATTGTTTTGAATAAGGCCATTCGCATAACCGCCCTGGCAGAATTTGACCAGAAATTAATCGTCTTCGAGCCAAACCAGATATTTTATATCACAGGAAACGGACCTAATTCCACTGGTGCGCAGAATGATTTCAGTGCAGCAAATTTAGTAACTGGTGACGTTGGGTGCAGCAACACCAACTCCCTGGTTTTAATGCCACTGGGACTCATGTTTCAGAGTAATAAGGGGATATATCTTCTAAACAGATCACTGGAAACAATTTACATTGGAGCAGAGGTTGAAGCCTATAACTCTCTTACAATTACATCTGCAGAACTGATACAGAATGAGAACCAGATACGTTACCTGACTTCTGATGGACGAGCCTTGATATACGATTATTTCTATGGGAAATGGTCCTCCTGGACAAATCACCAGGGCAATGGAGCAACCACCTGGCAAGGAGGTAATGGTGACTACGTCTATCTTAGAACTGACGGCAGGATATTCCAACAAAGTGCCACCTCATACAAAGATGCAAATGATCCAATTGAAATGAGCCTCACCACTTCCTGGGTTAAGACAAACGGTATTCAGGGATTCCAAAGAGTAAGGCGGGCATTTGTACTTGGAGACTTTAAAAGCACCCACACCCTGCAGCTGGAAATTGGACACAATTACCAGGAATATTTCAATGAGCTGCACAAATTCAATTACATAACAGACCTGGAAATTATTGAGTATGGAGACTCCACACCATATGGAGATGAAGGGTTTTTTGGAACAAGTTCAGGTGTGGCAAATGGAGTCTATCAGTTCAGGGCGCACTGTAAAAAACAGAAATGCCAGAGTATCCGTTTCAGGATCTCTGATACAGAAGAAGCAGAGCCAGGGCAGGCATATTCAATTTCATCACTGATGCTGGAAGTGGGCATCAGAGCAAACACAATGAAACTACCAGCACAAAAACTAACATGATGAATCAAATGAATCGAACACAACCGTTAGGTCCGGTAAACTTTTCAGAAGAAGACCTGAGAAAACTTGCCATGTTGCTTCAGCAGATGCCAGAGATGCAAAAAAATATTAATGGTCAGCAGCATGAAATGAGCTACCTAACAGGCGCAGAGCAAGATGCAATGGAGACTGTCAGGCGTGATTCTGGTCTTACACAGAGTCTTGCGGAGCAAGGAAAGGAGATGCAGCCAAGATATGAAAATGGTATTCGAGCTTTCCCTGCCTATAATCCTGGTGGAACAGAATCAGAATTTGGCAAGACTACTAGCACTACTACTGGTGATACCACTGGTGATTGGGGTACTAGTTCTTCTACTGACTATAATCCGTATAACCTGACTGCTGCACAACTTGCAGCTATAAAAGGAAAAAGCGATGTAAAACCCAGTAATGGTGATGTTGAAGTTGGTACAACTGTACAAGTTGGGAAGGATGGTACAATTG